GCGCAGCGGCCAGAACGAGAACGGCTCCGGCGAGAATAAGGACAGTGGTGGCCTTGACCTTGGCGGTCGTAGCCTCCATTGATTCCTTGAACCCGTCGATGACGTCCTTGACACTACCGAGAATCCCCGCGAAGTTGGATCCGGCTTTGCCCCACTCTTTGAAGGTGTTGATAACGTTCCGGGCTATTGCGAGGAATGTTACCAAGGCGCCCGTCTTGAGGATGGCGTCGAATATGCCACCATAGTCGCCGTTGTCGGCCATGTTCTTGAGCTCAGCAAATGCGCCCTTGAACGGCTCGATGAGAGCCTTGGCGGCGATGACGGCGTAGTGGCCAACTGTGGATAGAACCTTGCCGATGCCCCGAATAAGCTTGACGAAGTTATGCCACCCGGACGTAGCCTTGTCCTTGAGCTCAAGGTTGGCGATGAACTCCTTGGTGGTGTTCCATCCGTACTTGACAGACTCGGCATACTCGCCCATGAGCGTCTTGAGGTCGCTGAACGCCTTATGGAACGGTTTGGTGTCGAAGTCGAAGTTCAGAGTTGCCAGATTCTTGAGGACGCCCCAGACACCAGCTCCGAACGACGAAAGAATACCGCCGAGGGATGACAGCCAAGCAATATCGGGCCCGTTCTGCATGGCCTCAGCCCACTCGCTGAACTTGGTAGACACCTCGTCGTAGAGTGCGGCCAGTCGCTCCATCTTGGGGGTCAACCAGTCGCTGACGACGATGGCCTGCTTGTTGATGCACTCGGTCAGCCAGTTGATAAAGCTGGTGAGCTTGTCGATCGCCGGAATAAGATGGTCGGCCAGGTGCTGCCCCCAGAAGTAGGACTTCTTGAAGGCAGACTCGAATAGGTCGACGATCTTGTTCTTGAGCTTGGTGAACTTGGACTCGTTCTCCTCGGCGGTTGCCCCGGCCTCATCTGTGGAGTCACTGACGAGACCAAGCGACTGACCGACCTCCTGGGCGCCCTCCTTGAGCTCCCGGAACGGTCCGACGATGGCTTCCTTGATGCCGGAGCCTGCAGACTTCAGAGCCGCCCATAGGTTGTCCCAGGCCTCCTTGAGGCGCTTGAGGCTGGGCGTGATTTCGTCGTGGAACCCCTCGGAGAAGTTGCCCCAGATACGTTTCAGCCCGCTACCAGTCCAAATGAGAGCCTTGATGACGTTCTCGGCTACATTCAGGCTCTCATACCAACTCTGAACGGCCTCGACGCTCTCTAGGAGACTCCAAGACCAACCCGCGGTGTGACCACGGAGGTTGGAAATGATGGCTCCTAGTCCCTTGAGTGCTCCACCGGCGATCCATCCGATTATCTTGCCAAAGTCGGTGAGGACTAGTACACCTATTTTGACGATTCGGAAGAACGACTCGAAGTAGTTACCGATCGACTCAACCGTGGCCTCACTGGGCACCAGCTTGGCCATGAAGTTAGCAAACGCCTCGGACATCGCATACAAACCTTCGGCGGACGGGCCGCTGAAGACCTGCGAGAACGCCTGACCGATGCGCTGCAACGGATCCCACATGGCGTGGAACAGGGAAGCGAGGCCCTCGAGGACCTTCTGCCTACCGCCGAGGTCCGCCCAACCCTGGAGAAGGGCGTTCCTAGTGTTACCCATCTGAGTGATGACGCCACTCGGTCCCGTGAGGAACGCGCCGACCTTGGTCCACAGTTCTTTGGCCTGCTCGAAGTCACCGAAGATGATTCGGAACGACTGAGACCAGGATGAACCGAGCTCCTCGCCGATAACGCCCATCAATTGGGAGAACGTCTTGATGTCCTGAGCCGCAGACATACCGGTCTTGGCCAGTTCCTGGATCTGAGCGACCTGCTCCTCGGTGTATCCCATGGAGAGAAGCTGCTCGTCGGTGTACTCACCGGCCATCTGCTTCAGAGTCTCCATCATGATCTCCTGGTCCAGCCATCCCTCCTGAAGGGAGAGTCTGAATGAACCGTTCTTGGCGATCATCTCGTCGACACTCTTGCCGTGAACCTTGGCTGTCTGAATCAGCTGGTCCTGGAATTGCTTGGTTGCGATACCGGCGTTCTCCAGGGACATCCAGTCCTGAAGCTTCACCGTTCCCGCGGCCATAGCCTGCGAAAGCTGGTACATAGCCCTCGAGGTGGACTCGGAGTTGGCACCAGCGACGGCGGCCCAGTTTGCCAGACCCTTAATCGACGCGACCGAGTCGTCTAGTCCGATACCGGCAGCGGTGAACTTACCGATGTTGGACGTCATCTCGCCGAAGTTATAAATGGTCTGGTCCGCGTAGGTGTTCAGCTGGTCCAAAGCCGCGTTCACGGTCTGGATTGTCTCGCCCTTTTGGGCAGTGTTGGCGAGAATGGTCTGAACGGAGTTGAGCTGGAGCTCGTACTCCTTCATACCGTCGATAAGGGGCTGAACCGTGAAGCTCGAGAGCATCGAGGAGCCGATTTCGGCGATCTTTCCACCGATGCTGGCGAGTGCGCCGAAGGCAATCGACTGGAGAGCCGAGAATCTGCTCGTGGTCTCGGCGATGCCCGCCTGGGCCTCCGAGAAATTAAGGTTCTTGGCGGCCGCAGAGACCTGATTGATCCCCTCTACACCACCACGAAACGCCAATCCCTCCTCGAGCTTCTTGACTCCATTGAGAGAGTCCTGAACCCCATTCATGAATTGGCCGTTGTTGAACTTTAGAGCGACTACCCGCTCCTCGATTGACGCCACTAGCCTCTCACCGCGCTTTCAAGCTGCTTGACGATGCTGTCGAATATAGGCCTGAGCGCCGGATTTATATAATCCACGCCCTGGACATAGCCACCGGTCCTGGTGCCATGCCCGTATTGCAATATGACTGCGATCGGGACACCCTGCTCCACGTGGGAGTTGTTCCAGACCAGCGAGACTCGGTTTCTGCTCCGCTTGATCTCGTAAGACCAGCTGGATGCAGTGTAACCGGACCTGACCGGAGTAGCGGCAGCTAGCGCAGCCACCCCGGCCTGTCCGCAGTCGTCGAGGAAATCGAAGAAGCGGCCCTCTTTGAGTCTCTCGAGCCACTTCCCCGTGTCCATCCTCGAATCCATCTCCAGCGTGAACGCCGGACTCATGCGGCCCTCTCACAGGCGGCCGCGATACCTGACACAATGGCGCCCATGGCTCCTCGAGACCATCCGGTCTTGAGCTGGTCGGCGTCGGCGGGAATATGCGCAACTGTCGGAAGACCCGAAGCCTTCAGGGCACCCCACGTTGTCTGAGGAGCGTTGAACTCCATAGACAAAATATCACAGACCTTCCCCGCTAGGAAGTTCGGATACCATTCCTTGGTTGTGTCCGAGGCGTACGCATACCCCCAGGTCTTGAATCCGCGTGCTCGCATTCCGTCGAACGCCCACTTGGAGTCCCCGTACGACTTGAGTATGACCTTCTGCTCCATGCCCTTGAACATATCGCAAACGGCCTGCCACTCCCCTAGTTTATACTTCGGATCGAAGACGATGACATGACTCTTGGAGTACGTGTCCATCAGCCAATCGATCGTCGCCGGCATGTACTGGGTCTTCGACGCCGCGGCCTTGATCTCAGCCCAGGTATACTCGTCAGCGTTCTTGGTCAGAGCCGGAACGAGACGCGACAGGCTCTTGTCATGGCAGCCGAACCAGACGCCGTCCTTGCTCCGAGCGGCAGAGAACTCCAGCGCGTGAGCGTGGTAGTCGACTGCCTGGGTGTATCCGAGCTCGGTGTGCTCGGGCCAGGACTGGGATCCGCCACGATGCCCCACGATGAAGTGTGGAATCGTGAGGAGCTCCGAGATCGTCTTGGCGCCCTCGGGAATTGCTCGCATCGTGACGGTCGGAGTCTCACGAGTCCCGTCCCATACGTTGACGCCAATCCTGGAACCGTCGGCAAGAGTCGGATCGAGCGAGTCGTTCTGCTCCTGAAGCCGGACGTCAACGCCGAAGAGAGTTTTTACGCCGGTGTCACTTGGAGGAGCGTACGCCGACTGAGCGTATCCGACGACGATCGAAGACCAGGACATCTTTGGGTCCTTGCCCCAGGCGCCGTTAGTTAATGACTCGACGTTTGGCGGGAAAGTCGCCACCGGGTTGGTGTTCACGTCATGCTGCACGAACCCGGTAATCTGAGGAAATGGCCCGTTCTTCCAACCGTCAGCACTCTTACCCGGCGTGCCCGGGACCAGGCTCTTGACCTTGGTTCCGTCAAATACCATGAGTACCGCAACGTGCCGTCCGTTGTGAGCCGGGTCCGGGGACTTCCACACGATGTTCTGCGTATCGGCAGGATTGGCAACCATTTTGACGGCCACGGTACAAGACCGGATGTCCTCGCCATGGGCGTACGTTCCGGTCCACCCCGCCGGCGTGCAATCCTGCATGTGGTTGAGTTGACCGCCCACTACGAGCAGCGCCCAGTCCCCAACAGCTGACGGAACGCTGAGTTTCTCGTCCTGGTTCTTGGAGACCGCGATACCCTTCATGGGAGACGCCATGATCAGACCTTTCGTACGATGACCGTGTTCGGAGGAGTACCTGCGGGGACCTGCTCCTCGCGACCAAGGATCAGGACATTCCCGTTACCGCCTCCCCCGCCACCAGCTGGACGATTAGTCTTGATGGAAACGTCTACTACACTGTCCTCAGCCAGAGTGACCGTCTTGGTGGCACTCCACCCCTGGTCATCCAGGAAGAGACGAGCGTTGGTGCTTCGGAAGAACCACACCATACCGTCGATCTTACCGTTCTCTCCGGCAGTGTCGACATAGGTGGGTCCGTCATCAGGATCGACCGTCAGCGTGGCGAACGGAGGAATGTCCCCCTTGACGTGACAGTAAGGCACGGCGGCCTCACTTCTTCTCGTCGAGCTTCGTGTTGATCTCGTTGAGCGCCTTCAGGATCTGGTCCTCCTTGTAGGAGACATCCTTCAGCCACCCAACGATGGGGCCGTCGAAACGACGACCGGCGATACCGGCGCCAGTCTGGTCGGAAACCTCGACGAGGCGGTCCTTGATCTCAGAAAGCAAATCGGTTGCGTATGACACTTCGAGTTCCTCTCCGCCGTCGCTCGTGCCCTGAGACGGACGGCCTTTGTTGTACCAGTAGCGGCATGCGTCGGAGAAAGGCACGCCGTACGCTTCGTAGGACCCGTACATGGTCCCGGAATTGTAGCGAGACCCCACTCGGCGGAGGTCCTCGTAGGAATCGCCCTCAGCATCAATGAGACCCTTGAGGATGGAGCAGCCGACCTCGGACGACTTCTGCGGATCCCACCAGGCTCGGTCGGGATCATTGATGAAATATCCGTTGTAGGTGACCTGAAGCGGACCAACGCCGTTCGAGGTTCCCCACTCGGAGACGATAGGCCAGAAATAATTCTTGAAGTTGTGCTCCGTGACCTCGCCCCAGCCCGAGCAGGCACCTCCGGCGTCGTGGCCGTAGATGTTGGCGCCCTCCTCGCCGGTCTCCACCTTGAGGCAGCCGAGAGCGGCCCACCAAGGGCACCCGACAGCATCAGCGGCTCGAAGAACGGCCTGCTGAATGGAGGTGCCGGAGGATGACTCGGCATGCGAGGGGGCCGAGCTGCCGTGGTTGTCCCGTCGACGCAGACAGTGCGTCCAGGCCGCCTGTTGGGTGTACGGGTGCTCGTTGTACTCCTTGGAGCGGACCTCTTGCTCGGTCTGGTCGCCCATCCAACCGTCGTCGGAACCATCCTCAGCGATCCATGCCTCGGACAGAATCGTGGGGTTGAGACCAGTCACCATTGCGACATGACCTCGACCTCCCGAAGCGGCCTCGGACAAGACGATGTCGCCGATCTCGAACCCGCCGTCCGGCTCGTTACCGGTCCAGGAATCCGAGATGTCGGCGAAATTGCGCTGGGCACACTCTTCCCGAAGCGACCCGGTCCAGGTCGACCGAGGGAAATAGCCGGCAGTGAAGGGCTCGCCCCACTCGTGGTGAGCCGCGAGGTTGTAGCAGCCTGCGACGAGAGCCGAGCAGTCGGCATTGGCGGGCGGATTGATGAGCCAGCCGTCCCAGTCGGACCGATCGTAGAAGGTCCAGCGATCTGGTTGCGAGTAGCCGACATCAGCGACGTCGGCGTAGTACCTGGCGCAGGATGCTGCGTATTGAGATACAGTCATTTTGACCTTTTCAGCCGTTGGAATTCTCGATGGGGGCGAAGAGCACCGGAATGATTCGAGCGCCGTTGGCCTTGAGCTGCGCGCGAACACGCGGAGGCGTTGTTGCATCTCCGGGCCAGATCTCGATGATGGATCCGTCGTCTGTGTAGTCGCCCTTAGGGAGAACGAACGTTGCCCGACTTCGAACCTGGATCTCCTTGGGGAGGTCGACGACTTTGACATCCCTGGTTCCGTTAAGGTCCTGAGTCTGCCAGTCACTATTGCGCTTGACGTAGACCATGCCTGCCATGATGCGGTAGACGTAGGCGTTGTCGTCGGGGCACTTGATCCAACCAGTGTCGAACGTGCCATATCCCGAAGCAGCCCTGGAGTTGAACCAAACGACCTTCTCTGGCATGGATTCCTTGAGGTCGATCATCTTCTGGTCCGAGGTGCCGTCTCTGCGGACGACCCTGAGAAGGGCCTTGGAGCCCTCGTAGAAGGCGACATCTAGCTCGAAGTTAGGATTCGATCCGAGCGTGACTGATGCGTCGGTGACGCCGTTGGTCGGGGAGATGTAAACCGTGCTGTACGGACTGGACTCTCCCCGCACCGTGGTGTGGAGGAGAGGAGTAACACCAGGCATACTAACCTCTCGAGTTGTACTTGGCCCGTCTCGCCGCGTTCAGAGCCTGATTCTGTCGAAGCGTGGCGGCGGTCGACATCTTCTTGTCGGGTTGGTTCTTGAGATTGCACACTCGAATGAGTGTGAGAAGTCGATGGAGGTGCCAGTGCTGGCACTCAAACGGAATCTGGAGAGCGACCATCCAGTAATAGACCAACTCTGACGTGATAGTGTTTCGGCTGGGGCTGGATCCCTCAGCTTCCACGAATGTGGTTGCCGTCATCGAGTCCTCGATGTACTCTCGGATCCGTTTCACGTTCTCCATAGACAAGTGCGAGTAGACGACGGGGTCGACGTCATTCAGGGTCATGCACTTGATGTAGTCCAGGACCTGCTCCTCAGTGAGCTTCTCGTTGCCGATGTACGGGATGTGCCATTTGGACTCCCATTTTGACAGAGCGACGAGACTGTGCTCAAGCTCGAGGTCGCCCTCGAAACCGTTGATGAACTCGTTGCGATCCTCGTCATAGAGCTCATCCCCGACGACGTGAATCGTCAGCATTCGTTCCTCCCTGGGTCACCACGGACCCCGGAGCGTATCACGGGGTCCGTGGGAGTTGTCAGGCCGCGGCCTTGACGGCGGCGATGACCTCGTCGGGGGTCGGGAGCTTGGGGTCACCAGTCCCGTCGCCCCAGATCAGCTTCTCGATAGCGGTCATACCGGCCTTGCCCACGACGCTGGAGTCGAGGGTGACGACACAGGTCGGCTTGTGGCCCGTGACGTTCACCGGGGTGCCCTTGAAGGACCACGAGAAGGTGATCGCCTCAGGGGAGTCGTTGACCGTGCCGTAGGAGCGCTCCGAAGGGGAGGCCGCCAGGCCGTACAGAAGGTGCAGCTTGTAGGCGAAGTTGTTCTTCTGCTGGTCGTTACCCTTGATGGTGCGGTAGGCCAGGCCGAAAGAGGTGCGCTCCTGCTGGCCGATGACGACCTTGTCGACTACAGCCGAGCCGTCACACTGGAGCCACTCGTCCGGGTAGGTGTAGGCCTCGATCTTGCCCTCGAACGTCTCCGCCGAGGTCAGAGAGAGGTACTTGATGTTGTCCGCGTACAGGTCGGTCTGCTCCGCACCAGTCGGGGTCTCGGTCACGTTGGTGAGACCCGACCAGGCGACGCCCTTGCCGTAAGCGCCAGTGGTGGGGTTGACGGCGAAGAGGACCCCACGGTCCACACCAGTCTCATAGAACTTCTTGCCCGTCTCGTCCCATGTAAGGGCTGCCATCTATACTCCTTGGTAGATGTTGAACACGTCGTGATGAAGGTTGTGCGAGACGAAGTGCCTCTCGAAGGTGCACATGGGCATGCCTGCCAGGACGTCCAGCACCGGCTCGTCGGGATTCCTGCTGATGAGGGTAACCGAATATCGCGGTGTGTACATCCAGTTGGCGTTGTCCCCGAACTTCGAGTCGGCTCGACTCCGTTCGTACACGATGCACGGGTAGGTGAGCTGGACGGACTCCGGGGGTTGGAAGTAGACGTTCCTAGAGCCCAGGGCCTCGACGAGTTTCTGATGGAACTCAAGGCGTTGGGCCATTATACACCTCTCCGAGGTTGAGGATGAGACGGGGACGGCGGACCTCCACATTTGTGACGACCCAGCGCGCCCCCATCCACCTCACATACTTGATGGCGAAGAAGTTCTCCTCGGCGTAAGAGTCGGCCAAGATGGAGATCTCGTTGTTGAGTCGGAGATTCTGGAGAACCTTCGGCTCACTGTCGTACTGCTTCTGGGAACGGTTCACGTCCCCGTAGTACTCCCTCTCCGTGATCTTGTCCTCGAACACTCCCGGCGTTGTTTCGACGGCGTGTCCGTAACCTATGCTTCCGAAGAATCTTGCCATTTTGACCGGATCAGGCCGTAGCCTTCTCGATGACGATCGCGGACTTGTACTTCGTCAGAGAGCCCGAGCAACGAGCCTCCAGCAGGTACTTCTGCTGGTTGAAGTCGATGTCGAACTGCTCGAAGAAGGAGGTCTCGCCGCCCTTGTCAGCACCCAGGGTGTAGTCCTGCATGTTGACGATGATGCCGAGCAGGTTCTGGGTCTTACCGCCGACCTCGCGCTTGGCGCCCTCCATGACCTCAACCTCAATGACATCGGAGACGTTCAGGGCGTTGGCGACGGCCTGCTTGGTCTCGTAGATGTAGCGCTGGTTGATGTCCTTGATCTCGAGCATGTCACACACGAACGCGTTCGTGGTGAACAGAACCGGCATGCCGGAGCCCTTGTAGAACTTCCGGGACCGACGAACAGCGTCGATGATGTCCGGAGTCTTGGCGTCCTTGTCGATCAGGACCTTGTGGGAGAACAGCTCGTCATCCTTCCAGATGGGACGGATGTTGGTCTCCTTGATCTTGTCGGGGTTGGACACCTCACGACCGTCACCGATCAGGACGGCGCGAGCGAGCTCCTCCTCGAGGGCCAGGCGCAGGTTCTGCTGCATCCAGGCGACGACGTTGAACGTGGTGATGTCGAGGACATCGTCACGGTCAATCTTCGTCTTGTTGTAAACGGTCGTCGGCTCGGTCTTCCGGTTGGCGACCTCATAGACGACGTCCTTCTTGCGGCTGGCCTTGACGTACCCCTTGGCCCGCAGGTCGTCAGCGGTCAGGTTGGACCACTGGGTCTTGACGCGAGAGAACGGTGAGTGCTTGGCGCCCTGGAGAACCTTGGAAACCCAAGAGTTCTCGCGCATGATGCGCTGAGGCTCCGGGTCCAGGTTGGTGGCGTCCGGGAACAGCATCTCCGGGTTCTTGATACCGTAGTCCGCGGCGTGAGCCAGGACGGCGGTGCGGAGCGTCATGCCAGGCTTACGGGCCTCGGCGAAGATAAGCTCCTCGTCGGCGTGAGAGAGGTGCGGGCCCATAGCGGCACGAGCGTCGCCCTCGAAGATGTTGGAATGCATCAGAGTATCACCCCCGGAGTCGCCGTGCTCGGCGTCCTCATCGTAGTCTTCGTCATAGTCCTCATCGAACTCTTCGTCCTCGTCGAAGTCCTCGTCCTCGGCATCAACGTCACCGCTGATCTCCTCGATAAGGGCTGCAACAGCCAGACGCTGGTCATCGTCGAGGGTCTCGAGGACATCGGCGACCGTGAGGTCGTCCTCGTCGTAAACCTCGTCTTCGTCCATGGATTCTGTGTCCTCCGTTGTTTCTCCGGAATCGTGCGAGAGCGTGAGACCGGAATAAATGACGGCCTCGTCCTCGGACTCGGTCCATGAACCATCCGAGTGCTCCAGAGCAACGTTGTCGATCAAGGCGCCCGGGTTGGCCCCGGACAGGACCATGGAAACCTCGACGATGTTGCCATGAATAACGTCAGCCCCTCGCTGGTCGAGGCGGTTGGCGTAGATCGAGAGAGCCTTGACGTCGCCGTGCTTCACGAGCTCCTTGGCGTTCTCGGCGCCAGGAGTGTCGTTGAAAGCGCAGTAGGCGTAAACGCCCTCATCCCGATTCTCGAGCAGTGCGTGCCCGAGAACGTTGTCGACGGCGTTGTGCCCATGCTGCCATACAAGCGGCACGCGCTGGCCGTCATTCTCCTTGAACGCATTATGCTTGATAGTGCGTCCGTCGGAGCAGGTCAGGTCGTTCTTAGTGGCCCAGCCACTGAAGTCGAACTTCATCCTTCTCCTCTGACTTGGCTCATCGGCATGCTGAGCACTGACTGAACATCAGGACCACCGGGGCCCGGAATATCCCCCTCGCCGTCCAGGGAGGTGTCACCCATCTGAGGGTTGATGTTCGGGTTCTGCAACTGATCCGCCTGCTCGTTCGGGGACGGCGGAAGACCAATCCTCGTACGGGCCTCATTCGGCGTGATGACCTGATCCCTGAGCATGGTGTCCAGAGACGTGACGATCTGGCTCGGAGGAACGTTCTTGAACGGGTCGCGAATGTACTGCACGGCCTGGCCCTGGGTGCGCGCGGTCTTCGTAAGGAAGGCCTTGCTCATCCCGTCGGCGAGCGCCGAGAGTACGGGTTCCACAGCCCGGTTCCAATAATGAGTCCAGACAATCTCCGTCGCAGTGCCCTTGAAGACGTCCTCCGATATACCCAGTCGACTCATGAGCTCGGCGGTGAGGAACTTGATCTGGTCAAGCAGGTTGTTCTCCGCCGGGCGGTTCAGCTGAGTGATCTTCTCGGAACCGTCGGTGTAGGCGATCCCGTGTCCGCCCTTGCCGAGCTGGTCCTCAATGGACTGGATGCGGTTCTCCGCCCGCTGGCGCATGGCCTCGGTCTTGACAACGTAGGGAAGCTGAATAATGATGTCCAGCTTTCCGGTGTACGTCTTCTCGTCAGCCAGGTCCAGCATGGAGAGCTTGCGGCTCAGTCGCTTGAGGGTTGAGTTCGGCTTGTTCATCACCTCATAGAGAGGATTCTCGATGATGGCGACGGTGCGCTTCGGCAGGATCACCCGCTCTTTGGTAGAGCGAGCCTGGTTGTAGACCTCAACCTCGACCTGCTCGGGAAACCATTGTGCGATTCGCCCGACTCGCAGTTGTTTGATGTCGAAGCTGTTGTTGGTCCTCGGGTCCAGGTCTGACTCGACCGGAACGATTGCGATGACGCCCTCGTCGAACAGAGACAACACGGCATCCTGGATGAAGGCTCGTCCGCTCTGGTCGATGTTGGGCTCCAGCATCAGGCAGTCATTCAGGGCTGACCGCCGAACACCAACAAATGTTCCATTTTGAGCTGTGTCGACATGTCGGATCGGCGTGGCAGACACGTCGATGGCGATCATGTTGAACAGCGACGAGATGATCGACTTGTCCGCTGTCCATCCCAGAGCGAGCCGGTCGGCCCGTACGGAGTAGGAAGGACCGAGGTTCGATCGGTCGACGTCCCTGCCAGTGAAGGCGTTGTAGGCGTGCTGTAGTCTATCTCGCAGTCCTATGTCCTTCACCTCCTAGTCGAACATGTCCTTGTTGAGTTTGTAAGCGACCCAGGCGTCCATCAGGGCGGCGACCGAGTCGATCTTGTTCTCCCGTCGGGCCTTCAGGAGCTTGCGGTTCCCGTTGGTGTCCTCCAGGGTGATGGCGTTCCCCATCGTGAAGGTCATCATGGACTGGTCGAAGAGGAGCTTGCGGTCCTCTGCCATGTCCTTGATTTCACCGAGGGGCACAGACTCGGTCCGGGCTCCCTGGATAACCTTCTCGATACCGAACGGCCCGTTCTCGTTCTCCCAGCGAGTCACGAACTCTTTGGCGTTGTACGGGTCGAAGCCCAGGCAGCGCACGTCGTACTCGCAGTCTGCGATGAACGCCTCGAGGTCTTCGTAGACATTCATCATGTCAAGAACCGTGCCCTCGAGTACCATGAGTGAGCCCTCCTGTAGGAACTCCTCGTACTTCTGACGAGTGGCCCCCGGAAGGCGCAGCATGGTGCGCTCAGAAATGTAGCAGCGCGTCTTGACGCCAAACCTGCCCCGGCTGAGGGGGAACAGGAATGTGAAGGCGGTGAAGTCATCGCCCTGCGACAGGTCGACACCGATGGAACAAGGCATACCCCAGAAGTCCTGACGGTTGTGTCGCAGGGTCTCCTCGTAGGTGAAGAAGTAAGTATACCCCTCCATGGGAATGCCGAACCTCTTGGCCAGGATGTCGTTCCTAGCCGCGGGCACATGCTCCGCCCTTTCGACGTCTCGCTGATATGTCTCGTAAGAGACAGTAGCCCCGAGATTTGGCTGGGCCTTCAGCCAGGTCGACGGATCCCCTACCTCCTTGAGGTCATCGAGCCTGTAGTAGAAGATGGATGTGTGCGGATCCGAGTACTCTCCTCGAAGAATGTTGAGGAGCTCCATCTTCATGTTGTCGCCGGCCGAGTTCCTGACGGTACCCTCTGAGGACACGGCCAGAATAAGCCAGTCGTCAACCTTGGACGCGCCCTGCTCGATAGCGCCGACCACGTCTTCGCGGATATCGCCCGAGAGCCACTCGTCCACCGTGTTCATCTTGGTGCGGAGGCCCTGGAGCTTGTCGATCGACATGGGGCGAACCTCGAGCAGGCTGTTGGTCATGAAGTTCTCGATCCCCTTCTTGGTGGGGACGAGCTTCTGCCTGAGAGCGCGGCTGCCGGTCGTGTTCTGCAGAGACCCCTGAGTCATGAAATCGAACAGGGGGCCCTTGGCTCTGGTGATGGCGGTGCGAAAGGGCTGCATGACCTCCTCGGCCTGCTTCATCGTCGGCGCAGTCGTCACCTGGTGGGTGGTCGACGTGTCGATCGTTAGGAAGTAGGCTTGGAGAAGGGTTTCATATAGAGACTTCGCCCCGCCTCGGGCAACGATGATGTACTGCTTGTTAATGAGGCGTTGCTTCACCCGGCGCTTCTCGAAGTGGCCGCCAGCCGTCGTCTTATTAGGGACGTAGACTGATCGCTCGGTAAAGATCCACCATCCGAAGATCTGTTCAGCCCAGAGTTTGAAGCTCGGTAGGAGTCGGAGATCGGATCCGTCAGTTAGAGTCATCTCCGCTTCCGCGAAGCGGATGAACCCCTCCACAGCGTCGCTATCGTAATAAAAGCCGGGATTGCGAATCCGATCATCTATCCGGTTCATCTCCATCTCGATCTCTTTGCAGATCGGAATCCGACCTGCGAGGACATCGTTTCTGAACTCAGCGTAATATCGCGGGGTAGCGGTATTGGACAACATGGTCAGCGGCGGCGCTTCTTGGAGGTTCCGCTCTTCTTGCCGCCATTGAGCTTCTTGTTGAGCGCACGGGCTCCAGCCGCTCCGGCAACGTTCCCGGCTGCCTGAACACCAACACCAGCGACAGCGATCTTAGCTAGTTTCTTAGCCGCGTCGCCCTGGCCACGAACAACCTTAGTCCCACTGGTGGCGAGCTTCCTGTAGCCAACGCCCTTACCTGGCTGGACAACATGAGTCGAAAGCGCCTTGCCAGGGGTCTTCTTACCGACCTTGGATTTAGCTGCTCCTGCGGCGGACTTAGCCGAACGCGCGGCCATACCAGCAGCGGACTTCACACCGCCGACGCCGCCCTCAGCCGCCTTGCGTGCCTTATTACCAGCCTTCCAAGCCTGGTTCTTGGCCTTATAGCCGGCTCCTTTGACTGCGTTACCAGTCTTGAAGGCGGCTGCGTTTGCGGCGAGACGAGTGGCCTCAGCGTACTTGCCGGCCTTGGTGGCCTTCAGCTTCTCAGCTGCGCCCTTGGCGTTGGCAGACTGAGCCTTAGCGAACCGCTTGGCCTGGGCCTTCTTAACTCGAGCCTGGGCTCCGAGATTGCGCCCCTTGCCCTGAGCAGCGCTGTGGGCGGGGCCGCCGCCCTTCTTAGCCAGAGCGGCGATCTTCTTGCCCTTGCCCGACTTGTGTAGGTAGTATCCGGCACCGGCGGCTGCCGCAGTGCCGAGAACGCCAGCGATAGCGGCCTTCTGCTTGCGAGAGAGACCCTTACGCTTCTTGGTTGATCCAGCGCCTCCAGAAGCCGCTCGCTGCTTGCGAACGCCCCACTTCATGCCTTTGACGCCGTGGTGCGCGAGGACCTCGTCCTCGTCGATGAAGAACAGATTGTCAGTCATGTCATAGTCCTACCGTTTGAACCGTTTGGCGCCCTTGATGGCAGCGGATCCTCCCCGGATAGCCGCCTTCTTCAACCCTTTCTGGATTGCGTTCTGCAGAGTGTTGGCCGCGGCCTCCTCGACCACCTTACCTGCCTTGGCGCGGTAGCGCTCCATCCGAGTCTGGGTCAGCTGACGGTACTCCTTCTCCAGCCGGAGGCGATTGTTGACCCGCCTGAGCTGATCATCGGACATACCATCTATTTTGGCCTGCTTAGCCGAAGTCCACTTCTTCGCACCCTTGATGCGAGACTTGCGAATTCCCCAGCGCATGCCCCGGACACCGTAGTGAGCGAGAACATCGTCGTGCTGAACGACACGCTTGATCTTCTTCGCCCCCTTGACCGCTTTGGTGAGTAGCTGCTTCTCGGTAGGGGCGATTCCAGCGGCCTTAGCCCCCTGATACCCCAGATAACCTAGAGCCAGAGCACCTCCGGCCCGACTGACGTTCCCAGTGGCGATGTTGCCGACGCCGCGAACGGTCTTGCCTGCGGAATTGCGGGCGTTCTTCCGGCCGCGCTGCCTTCGAGCCTGAGAGGCTCGCTTAGACATGTCAGTATTGGCGACGGCCTTGTCGAATTCGCTCTTGTAGAACGGATCCTTCGAGCGAGCCTTGACAGTTGCCTTGATCAGCTTCCGCCGATTGCCGGCGCCCTCGCCATAGTACATCTTGGCCTGGGTGAATTCCTTGGCGTCACGACGAGCACGGCGGCGAACGCCCCACTTCATGCCTTTGACGCCGTAATGCATTAGCTCCGAATGGCCCATTCGCTTGTTATGCCCCTTCTTGTAGTACCTACGAGCGGCTTCAGCGAGAGTTGCATCGGTTGCGTAGGTCTTGCCCAGCTGGCCGGTGTCGAGTTCGTTGTAATACTTCTCTCGACGCTCTGTAGCGGTGAGCTGACGGTTGCGCTGGTTGCCAAGACGCCAGTCCCTGGCTGCCTTTGCTTGCGACTTGCGCTTCTTGATGAAGGCCTCAATCGTAGCGATGTCGTGATCGCCATACTTAGCCTTGAGTTTGGCCTCGTACTTGGCACGGCGCTCAGCATTCCGCTGCTCACGGCTCTTCCGAGCACCCTTGCGCATACCTTTGACCCCGTAGTGCATGAGTTGGTCGCTCATGGAGTCTCCTTCTGCAGGTTGATACGCCAGGCGTACTCTTGAAGCTGCTTCTCGATCGCCGTAACGACGAAAGAGTTAGCCGGTGGGTCGAATACGAGGCGCACTTGCAGGTACAGATATGTCTTGACGGCCTCTACGTTCTTCGCGATGCCGTTGAGATACTGACCCCAGGTCTCTGTCTTTCCGGTGATCTTGAACGAGGGCAGACCGAGCTGCTCCGCGAACATGAGCGCCGTGTTGGTGTGGAGAATAATCTCCTGATCGAATGCCGTATAGTCCTCAGTGATGCCGAGGGCCTTCTTGATGTCGTTAAGTATCGAATCAGCCACGGTCACCTCCAGGGTATCGTGTCGTTCGGCGTTCTCTCGACTAGAGGCTTGGGTAACAGGCTCGCATCGCCGAAATGAATCGCATTATGTGTGTCGTGTCGCACGCAGATCAGGTACTCGGGGTCAAGGATGTCGGGGTTGAACTCTCCCTCGAGGTCCTCGGGCCGAATCGGGTTCATGTGATGAACAAGAATCTTACCGTAGATGTCGTGACCCGGGACCCCGAGGTCGCATGCGTCGTCTCTAAGGATTACCTTCTGCCTTGCCTGACGCCATTCGGTCGAGTGGTAGAAGGATTGATTCAGATACCGTTCGAAACCGAAGGTCTGATCCCCTGGATCCTGGTTGAGACGTAGGTACTCGTACCGTTCCTCGAAGGATTCGATGCTAGAGAGTTCACTGAAGGTCCGAATCCGACTCAAGACCCACACCCCCTCCGGCATAGGACTTGAATGCCTCGAGAACCTCCTTGTAGGCCTCCTCCCCTCGTGCTGAGGCCGCCAGAGCGTCGGCTTTGGCCTTGAGCATGTCGTTCTCGGCCTTGATTCGCTCCTGCTCCAACCGCTCTCGGCTCGTGGCGAGCTTGAGGTAGTGCGTGATGATGGAAGGAGGAGCCGTGCCGTCCAGTAGCATCTCCTCGGCTCGCTGGACTGCGAGCGAAATGAGTTGATTCTCCTGCTGCTCCGGAGTGGCGGCCCGTCCTCTGGGTGACTTCTTGGCCCTTGCCACGGAGTTCTCTCCTATTCCGGGTTCCTTTGCTGTTTCTGAATCCGGGTTTCAGGTAGGACAGGACGACTTGCGTACCCCTCGTTGGGTAGAAAGGAACGAACGCAAGAAGACCCCAACGACACAGGTCGTCCTGTCTTATCCGAAACCCGGATTCGGTGTGCCCAAACCTACCTCCGGGGAAAATGCGAGGTGCGGG